ACATGGTTTGTTGTCCGGGTTCGGAATGAAAGCGACCGCAACTAATCTATGTATTAATTTTGTAACATATTTATTACCGATACGTATATTAACCTGTTCATATCCATTAGAATGGATACATTTTTTTAGAAAGTTATTATCATGCTTTATATTCCCAAAATTTGATATGTAATACGATGGAAATATTTCTTTATATTCTTCAAATTCTAATCCCATAATCTATTATGTAAATAATTCGGTAAATTACTTTTTATCCAATCCATATTGTTAGCTAACATATAACGTCCAAAGTGCATTATCAAAGTTGCATCGCATGAATACATAGTTTGTTTTATCTCTGGATATAGTGATTGTGCTATATCTTTATATCTTTTTTTTCTGTCTTTTTTATCTTCATTTTTTATTCTTATCCTTAGTTTTTGCTGCCACGAAATAGGGGCTATTAGAACAAACGGTATTTCGGCGACGGTTATAATGGCTTTCAATTGCTCAAAGTTTGCAAGCATTTTTTGTATGCGGTACAATTTACCCATATTTACGCCATCGGCACCAAGCGTTACATCATCCGGGCGCACGCTCAATTTTTCCAAAAAGACAATTGGCGAACAAATGGTTTTCAGATATTCCAAATAATTACGCAAATCTGTTAAATCCTTTGGCATTTGTATTGCCTTGATATTTTGATTTGGTCGCCATGTTACAATACCGCCATTGCTTCCCGGGTCAATTCCCACTACTGCTGAAATTCTTATATTTTTTTCCATATATAACCTCCCGCTTTCTTTGATATCCCTTTTATATTATTTGAAATAGATGTTATAATTTTCATAATTAAAATAAAACTTGCTGTCTTTGAAACTCAATTAATCTTTTCTTTGCTTGTTCATAATAAACCGGGTCTTCTTCAATTATAGTTAAATCAAAGCCCAATTTATGTGCGGCTATTGCATGGCTCATACTTCCGCCGTGCGTGTCCAATATCCTTTGACCGGGTTCTGCAAAATTTTGTAATAGCCATTCATATAATATTATTGGTTTTTGTGTGGGGTGTATTTTTTCTTCTTTGACTGAACTTTTACCTTGTAAATTTCCATAATATCTATAATCAAAACATTTTGCAGGACAATTAAAATTAGTCCACGCAAACTCACCATCTGAAAAGTTAGGAACCGGATTTTGTTTGTACCAAAATATAAAACATTGGCATGGAGGCAATTTATAATAATTTCCACCCCATATTATACATTTATTAGAAATTCTGAAAAGTTCGTCAAAATAAATATCATTTGGTATATCATTATCCCAATTCTTTTTTTCATGCTTTGACCTTGCAGGTTTTGCAGCGTAATCAATTCCGTATGGCGGGTCAACAATTGCCAAATCAAAAGATTTATCACTTTGGGATTGCATAAACTCCATGCAATCCCCGTTTATTAATGTTATGTTTCCACATTTTTCAATTTTCATCTTTATATCCTCCCTCTTTTGTAAATAACCTATTACGCCAATTATAAAGCAAACAATAAATAGTTCCATATTTAAAACTTCATGTAGTTATCAACTTGCATTTCCTCGGAAATCATCCGGTCAAATGCTTTTATAATCTCCTTTTTCCGGGCAACCTCAAACGCCGTAAAATCAATTTCCGGGCTTTCGGTTCCTTTTCGGCGAACTTGAAACGCCGTATGTTGGTTTATCATTCCACGGGCTACACGCTGCATATACCGGGCAAACGCTTCTTTGCGGTCGTCCTCTTTAACTTGTACATCATCAGCCAACCCGCATTTTTGCAACCATTCATACAAAAACATATCATCAGTTAGCCCCAATATTAATTTCCCGGTGTATTTGTAGCAAAGGAAAATATAACGGTTCCGCCATTGTCTTTGTATCTCAAATCTCCGGATTTGCGCCGGCGAAATTTCATTGTTTTTTTCCGGTATAGCTTTGTATGCTTTATCAATTACATCTGTCTGCTTTTGCTTGTATGCTTTCAGAATCTTTGCAAAGTAATCGGCGTTGAACTGTTGATAATGGTTTTTGTCCGGATTCCCTTGTTTATCTTTCGGCAAATATTCGTCTAACTCTCCGGTCGTCGCCAATTCAAAAGCCATCTTAATATCAGCCAACGCCATATCTGAGTAATAACGTTTCAGAATATCCAACAACCGGGATTGTATATAATTCCAATCATTTTCATTCTGTGGTATTATATAACCAACGTCCATTGCTATACGCTTAAACAACAACGAAAGATTTTCAACTAATTTTGCATCGTCAATTTCCGCAATTGGTGTTTTTGTTGACGCTGCGAAAACATATTTTTCAACTGGGTTTAATGCTTTGGCAACCTCCGGCAATTGCACCATTCTACGGCGTACTTCAATGGCTTTTGTTCCGGGCTTGGTATTATATATTTCTAAAGCCGTATTTTCTTTTTTTTCAATAGCTCCCATATCAATCAAAATCATTGTTTAAATACTTCATCATATCCGCAATTTCTTTGCTTCTTTGCTGCTCTGTCTTTACGGAACGTTTCATTTTTTCCCATTTTTCGTATTTTTCGGGGGTTGAATCATATTCTAACGCCGCCCAACCTTTTGAAATGCTTTCTTTTATCAGAATCAGCGCAAATTCTTCCGGGTATTTACTCAAACCATTTAAGTTTGCTTGTATCGCTGAAAAACTCTTTTGCGACGTTCTCCATTTCGGTTGACACATCAAAATATAAAAGTTCCGTTTAAATTCATCGCTATCAAATGGGAATACAAGTTTTGCAAAGTAATTATCAACTTTATCAATTACTTGTTTTCTGACGTCCAACAATTCCGGGGTAAACCCATAAACAATACTTGCTTTTACTGTTTTTTCTTCGTTGAAAAAATCGGCTTGTGAAAATCCGTCCGGATTTTCTTTAGATGCTTTAGCATCTTTCTTTATATTATTATTTATATTATTATTTATATTATTATTTATATTATTTATATATGGCGGATTTTTTTCCGCTTCAACGGGATTTTTTTCCGCTTCAACGGGATTTTTTTCCGCTTCAACGGAATTTTTTTCCGCTTCAACGGATTTGTAAACGGTTCCCCAATCTCTTAACATTTGCGACGGGGTAAAACAAACGTGGTTGTCAATCTTTATTATTTGAATCAATCCCAAATTTTCCAAATTCTTATAAAGCCGCCTTAACGTATCAACCTTATTTGGCAAAATTGGGCAATAAACAGATACGTTTTTATAGTCTGCCATGTAATACGGTTTCCCGGCGTATTGTATTGGATTTTGCGCCAACAAACCAAAGAGACATGACGCTAAAATGCTTTCCGTTGGGTTTAAATCTAAAACCCTTGAACGTACTAAATCTAAAATTAAATAACTTCTTTCGTTCATAGAATGAAAAAAGCCCGTAATCCGCGGGCTACCACACACCGGGAAACGGGCTTTGTGCTAATATTAGCAAATATCTTGCAAACGGTGGTAGTCATTTGTTTATACTGCAAAAATAGATGTTTTTTTTGAATTATCAAACATTATTGGTTAATTCTGCGATAAAGCCCTTAATATTTTGCTTTCTTATATGTCCTTTTAATACCCTCCCCTCAGAGAATACTGTATAATAGCCTAATCTATTCCATGAAACTACGTTGTTAGTCCTATTTTCCAGATGTATATAGGTTCCACTCTTAGAATTTAAGTCATACAAAAACCGGAGTAACCTTATAGCTTCCTCCTTATCCCCAAGGTAAACAGTAATATACTTTTGATACATATTACTAGTTTTAAGCATAATGTAATAATGGTCTATACACCCATTCACCTTTGCAGCGCACAATTTTTGGTTCCCAAGGTCTGTTACTTTCAACGTTTCAACCTCTACTACAGTTTGGGCATACACGCTTACACACATTACTGATATCACTAAAAACAAAATAATTTTCTTCATTCTTCTATCAATTTTATTGGTTTAAATGCTTCAGTTACTTTACGCAAATTCCCCTCGCTTTCGTTCGGGACAATGGAAACGACCGGATAACGGGAACGGTCGCCGGGCTTTTGAGAGACGGCAAATTGTACGTTCATATCCCAAACTATACCCTTAACAAATCCCCGTTCCTGCAACATGGCGTCGAACGCGTCTCGGATATTTGGAATTGTTGACGCCGTACCCTTTGTTACGAACTGCCAAACCCCGGCAACCCCACGAACCAAAGGAATAATAAACGTTACGGTCAACGTAACAATCCAACCGTCGCCGCCGTTTAATACGGCACGGTTGGGGTGCTTTTCCGCAACCCCTGCCATCAAATTAGGATAATCCTTTGTACTGTATTGTGCATATTGTTTCCCGTTCCACACAAAGAACGTTTCCCCATCGCCGTATGCTATGCGTCGCCCGTCGTCGTCCCGGTATTCGTACATTTCGTTACATACCTTTTCCGGGCAATCATCCGGGAAAATTATTTGAATAGTTTGCGGCTTTTCGCCGTATGCTTTGGTAAACAATCCGGCATACTTTCCACTAGCAATAAAATAGTCAACACTTTTTGGATATCCTTTTCCGTTGGTTGCTTTCTCCTTATACCCTACTTTGATAAGCCCCACACGTGGCAAAACAACACGTTGTATGCCGGTGGTTGGTCTGTTTATGTTTATACGTCCTTTCATAATCAAATATCAATTTCAGTATTCAACAAATCTTTCTTTGTCACGGGTTCCGGCGTTTTAGGCTGTTTTCCTTCGATTTTAGCCACTTTTTCTTTTTTTGGTGTAATTGTACGTTTTGCGGTTTTCTTTTCCTTGACGGGCTTGTTTCCCGCCTTTTTTGCCGTTTTTCGTGTGGTTCTCTTTACGATTTTTGTTTTCTTTGGTTCCGGCTCCGGTTGTGGTTCGGGTTCCTGCTTCAAATCCTCAACGGTAACGGCTTTGTCCGATTCCGGTTTCTTCTTTTCTGCCGGGGCTTTGCTTTTAACAAGTTCCGCCAACGTCAGCGAAACAATATTGTTTGTCAAATCCGGTTCGTTATCCAATGATATTTCCCCGGAAACCGCCGTAAATGTATTATCCCGTTTTTCGTCCTCAATTGCTGCCAACTCCAAAAGATACGGGATTTTCTTTGCGTTCGGGCTGTCTGTTTGGTCTTTCAAATTGTACGTCGGTTTCTTTCGCCAATCTTTCGGGCTGAAATTGAAAACACGGTCAATCGGAATATCCGGGAAATTTTCGTTCCACATCATCGCATATAAATGCAACTGAATTTCCGCTCCTTCGTAAAATCCTTTGCGCCCGCTTTTGAAATCCACAATTGCGTTTATGTATTCTTTTGAACCGGGCTTTGATAACATCGTACACGGTAAATCAATCATTCCGGCGTAATTATGAACGGGGTGTACCAACGCAATTTCCACGGCTAACGGTTTAACGTCATAATCCAAAACAAATTGCGCAAATGCCAATATGTCCTTTTTGAAATCATCAGCGTAATAAATGAAATCGGCTGGCAATTTGTTGTTATCAATATAATCTTTTAATTTGGCTTTCAGTCCGTCCAAATCATAAACCCGGTTAATTATAAGTTCCTCAAATTGGGCGTGCATAAATGTACCATACGCCGCCCGTTCTGCTTTGTATCGTTCCGCCTCGTCAATACCTTTGTCGGCAATCCATTTTATCAGAAACGGCGATTGTGACATTGTTTGGGACAAAATTGTTGTAACTGACGGATAAAATTCCGGGGTTCCGTTGTCGTCAAACTTGTAATAATATCGGTGTCCTTTGCTGTTTAGCTGCCATACTTTATACGGCGGTTCAATCAACGCACCATCAAAAAACATTGCTGTCATTTCCTCAACCGTCATGCCCGGCACAATTTCAAAAGCCCCGGCGGGCTGTTCTATTTCGACGGCATCCAATCCGGGGACAATCTGTTGTTCATCGTTTATTTCCGGGAATTTATCGGCGGGTAATTGTCCCATTGCTTCCGCCAACTTCTTAACCGCATTTACTGCGTTACCCATTGTGTTTGCAATACTTTTTTCCGGGTTTTCCGGCTGTTTCTTTTTCGCTCTCATGTTATTTGCTCTTTAATTCGTTAAACAATACATAAACCATTAATCCACACATTGCAGAAAACAAAAAATGGATATAATTCCAAAATCCGGCAATAAAACATATTACTCCGAAAATGCTAAATATCATTGCAAAAACCTTTGCTTGCCACGCAGCGGAAAAGAAAACATCAACCATCTTTTCCATTTTTTCGATAAACTTCTTTTTCATGGTTTTAATCCTCCATTCCAAACAGATAATCGGCGGAACAACCGCACATTTCGCAAATTATTACTACCCATTCCGGAACAATCCTTTTGGTTGTCCCGTTGCAAAGATTTGTCATATTTACCTGCTGTGCGCTTTCGCTTGCGCCCTCAAATAAACGGGCTGCAATATCCTTTTTCAATACCTTTTTTCCGTTCGCCTCGGAACGGGCGATTGCTTCATTTACTCTTAATTTCATATTGTTTATTTTTATGGTTATTATTCTACGTGTCCGCAATGTTTGCAGGTTTTTTCCTCAAATATCGGTTCGTATTCATACGGGGTTAAATACCCATCGCCGCCGCAACATTTATAATCGGCGTCGGTAACTTCCATTTCTCCGCCACATACCGGGCAATCTCCTTTTCCGACCAATACCAAATTCAGAAATGCGTCCAAATGTTCGGAACGTACAACCGAAATTCCGGTTGCTTTGATAATGCCGACAACATCAGAAACCGGAACGTCACGTTCGATACTATCGAACAAAGTGCATCCCCAAAATTTCGGGTCGTCTTGTATCATTTCCTTTTGGATTAATTGGTTTACAATGATTGTTTCAACTTCTGTTGCTTCCTTTCCGGATGCTTTCGCCAAAATGTTCAATTCTTTGTCTTTTCTGATATTCATATTATTTCGCACTATCCCCGTGCGTGGGCTTAACTTCAATGCAAAGGTACAAATATTTCTTTAATTACCAAAAATAAATACTTTTATTTCAAATTTATTTTTGCGAGTTGTTTTGCAATTTACGGCAAACAATATATTTTTGTGGTACCGCATCAACCAAATATCGCTCTCGGTTACTGCGTAAAATTCCCCCGGTGCATATTGATTTATGACGCCGGGGGGCTTTTTATTTCTTACTCTGATAATACAACCATTTGTAAATTTCGCCGTAATATCCGGTTTCCAATACTGCTTTTCGTATGGTCTTTGCGTCGTACTCTCCAAATGTTACGTACTCATATATTGACGGGTTTTCATGCAACGCAAATTCAAATGTTATGTCAATATATGCGTCGCCGACCTTGTTAAACGCATGGTCAATCGGTATTGGGACGTTTGTTTTTCCCTCACAATAAAGAATCCGTTCCGGGAACGCCTCGCAAAGTAAATGGGAATTTCGATAACATTCTTTCGGCTTTGGCTTAATTACGTGCCGTATGTAGTCCAATTCGTAATCCTCCAATACATCAGCCGCCGGAACAATTGTAACGGGCTTTGCAGCGTTTAATAAGTCTTGGAAATACGCTTTTTGTCTTTCGTGCAAAGGTAGTTCCAACATCATTTCAATTTCTTTTATTATTATGCTTTCCATCACGTCAATATTTTTATTCATGTATTCCAAAATCGCAATCGCCCCATCATAACTAAACGGGTAACGCTCCGTTTCTCGGTAATCCGTCCAACATTGACGCCGGACGTTATTTATTGCAACCCGTTTTGGGTTATATCCGGGTTTGCTTTTTTCTCTCTTTTCGGCGGCGCAACTTTTGCAGCAACATAACCCCCAACCACGTTTTAAATTTCGTGTGTCTGCTGTGTATTCTTTTCCGCAGTTGTCGCATTTACGTTTAATCTTTCCCATTCTTCAATTCCTTTGTCTCTTATATAGTCTTACAACGGTAATATCTCAAATGTTTTAGGCAATATCCGCCAATATATGCGCACGTTGCACACAATGGTATTTTGCCCCTCCAATTTGTACCATATTGTTGTAATATTGCTTGGTATTCCTCATTACTTTTAATCATAAATCAACCTTTCATTCTACCAACATAAGACAAATTCAATACATCGTACATTTGCCCCATAACAGCAAATTCTAACATTGCGTCGCTGTTTGCAACGTCGTTTATCCTCAACAATGGGTATTTGTTGCCCTTTTGGGTCTTTGTCAAAATGTACTTTTCCATGTCTTTGTTATTTTATGCCGGGGTTTCCCCCGGCGTTGTTTATGCAATACGAATTAAATTAGCTTTTTTGAAACATCTATATTCCTGCTTTTCGGTGTCGAAATATGTTTGAACCGTGTCGACTGGTTTACGGGTTCCGGTTGGTGCCGGGATTATGTCCGGGTTCATTGTTCCGTATGCCTCACGCAATGAACCGTCTATTTTCTGAAAGTAGAATTTTACAATTCGTTTTTTTCATTTCGGCTTTCAACTTAATGTTCAACCATGCACATTTCAAAGCCTCTGAAAGTTTATAACCATTGCGTTTTACGAAGTGCCACGCCAATTTGAAAATCTCGCTTAACTTGTTTCTTTTTTCTGAACTCATACGAATTTGTATTTGGTTCCGGGAACCCGCCCGGTCGGTGCGTTGAACTTTCAACACTGCAAAGATATGTATTTATTTTTAATTACCAAAAATATTTCTTTTTATTTTATCAAAGCAAAGCAAAAATATTTTCTTTGGCTGTTTTAAAAATTATTTTCCCGGAATTTTCGATTTAAGCGACTTTTTTACAGCCGGACGTGTAATTTATCCAATTTGAAATAAAAACGCCGTTACGGGGCTAAAATGGGCAAAACGAAAAAAGCCGGGGGTAACCCGGCTAATCATTGAAAACAATCTTTATTTATATGGTCAAATGCAATTCGATACAACGATAGTTATTTTTCAATCTCAATGTATTCAACCCCCATTATTTTTGTATGCGGGTTTTTGCAGACAACATCAATTTCCCGGTTCTTTACTTTCTTTGTTTTCCATAGAAAATTAAGAAACCTTTTATATTCTACGGTTGCTGCAATTATCAGACTATCCCGATTTACAAATTTCCCGGTAAACTCATTTTTCCGGTTAACGCATCCATCAAAAGAAAACCATTTGTCGGCGGCTGTTATACATCGTAATGTATCAACAACAACCCGGTCAACATATACCAAACTATCCCGGACGGTTCCCCGCAAATCAATTATCGTTTGACTTTGTGCGCTTGTTAATGCTTCCAATTCCCGGTTCTTTGTTTGCAAGGTTTTTATTAGTTCCGCATCGCTCGCCCGGTATCGTTCAAACTCCGACAATTTCAGTTCCAAAACTCCAACTTTGGCGGCGTTCAAACTATCCTTTGTTTTGTACGTTTCGACGTCCTGCAACAATGTTTCTGTATTTCCCCGGTATCTGTTCCGTTCGTCCGTCAATTTTTCAATTTTCGTTCGTTGCACCCATATTGTTGCAACGGCGGCAACTACCATCGCAATTGCCGCCCAAATCAAATACTTTTTCATACAATTTTCTTTATTGCTTCAAAATGTACCTTTGCAATCCTTTCTTTTCCGTCGTCGCTCATCATAAAACGGCAATCCTTTTCATTATCAAAAAAGAAATTTTCAGATAATACCGCCGGGCAAACCGTATGTTTCAGAATATAAAATTGGCTTTCTTTGTCCGGGTCGCCGTCGCAATGGTCGAAACGCATTTTCCAACCATCCGGGGCAAACTCCTTTTCTGCCTCATTACAAAGGACGGTTGCAATTTCATCGGCTTTCGTTTTGCCGACGCTTGTATAACATTCCCATCCGGTGCCGCCTCCGGCGTTCCCGTGTATGCTGAACAATACGGCGTTCTGCCCGCAATCGTCATATATCACGTTAGCACGGCGGCAACGTTCCGATAATGATACGTCGTTGTCCTCCGGTACCAAAATTTCAAACTTTATTCCCTCCGCTTTCAACATCGCCGCAATACGGCGTACAATATCACGGTTAAACTCCCATTCTAACAATTGGGAACCGTCGCCCCAAATGGGGGAACGTTTTCCGGCGCAATCCACGCCGTGTCCGGCATCTAATATAATTATCTTATCCATTTTTATTTTGTTTTATGGGGCTTTTCGCCCCGGTTCTTGTATAAGTTCCAAAATGATAATTCGGTTATCCGATACGGGCGGCAATGTCTGTTGAATTGTTTGGTTGTTGCTCATCTGATAAACCAACAACAAAGTTGTACTTTTGTTGTACGGGTCTGTATTCAGATTTACCCCCTTTTGTACCTCTTGGCGGTTGGCATAGAATAACGCCTTAATCTGCTCGTTTGTCTTTCCTGCTGTTGCCGGGTGCGCTGTTTTAGACAATGCAATAAAAGCCGCATTTTGCTTAATCATACGGTCAAACTCTGTTGGGCTTATTGGGTTCTTTGCGTCTGCCAATCCTGCCGCCAAACCTTTTTCTTTGAGTTTTGCCAAATCTACGTCCGCTAAATCATTCTGAGCAAAATTACCGTCCTTTGCTTTTTTCTCAAAGTCTTTTGCATCAACATTTGAAAGGTTTTTGCTTGCCCCGCCCAATGCCGCCAGCGTTGCGGCAAACGCCGGGGTTTTTACATACTTATCCAAATAATCTTTAATCCATTGTTCGTCCGCTCCTGCCGGAACCCACGGAATTTGTGCTGCATCATTAATTTCTATTGGCAAATATACATCAACCCACATTGCGCCCTGTCTATCTGAAAGGAATGTACCTTTCTGAACCACTTCAACGCCCAATTTCTGTTGGTTCTCTGAAATGTATGTTCCGGTTATTGCTTTTGCATCGCCCAAAAAAGTTTGCGTATAAACCTGCATTTGCCCCAAACCCAAAAGCGGAACGATATTAAACAACAACATATCGTTCTGAATCTTACAATTGGTGCAAACCCCTTTGTTTACCTCAAATTCAAACGGCTTATCGCTTCCGGTAAAAATCGAACCTTTGACGTGTACGGAATCCGCCTTAATTGGGGCGTTGTTCTTATCCCGGAACATCATCATAATAATTTGGCTACTGCCTGCTGATAATTGCTTTAATTGCGCCATAATCATTTGATTTTTTTCTTGTTAATACTATGTTTATCATTAATCGCCTTTATTAGCTTTTCGGCTTCTTCTTTCGTTATACACTTGACTATTTCCGCCGCCATATCTATTGCCTCAACTGCATTGCTTTGTTTGAGTTCGTAATTCTCTTTCATGCTCCAACCCTCCCTTAATAGAATACCCAATGTCAGTAATACAACAAAAAATGGAATACTGTAAAAAGGAAAAGCCATAAGCCCCAAAACATCAATCATCAATACGTATAAAACTAAACGCAAATAGTCTATGATTTTTTGCCCGGTTTTCCGCATCGGGTGGCTGCTTAATTTTTCTTTTCTCGCTTTCACGGCTTCGTATGCCGTCCAAAAATCAAAGAATGTCGCAAATACTACAAAAACACAACATACAAAGATTATTATCAAACAAACTTTCATGTCGTATTGAATGAAATAAAAATACTTTTCCATCGGTCTTTTTTGTGGTGCGGATTGCTCCGCACCGGGTTAAACATTATTTTTCCTAAAGTAATACTTTACCCAACTAAAATAGTTAGAATTTTCCAAATAGTTTGCATCATATTGCGCCGCCCTCGCTTCCTGCTCAAAAGAAATGTATTTGTAGGCTTGTTTTCCGTTGATTATTAGCCTAACTAACCATTCTATCACGTACCACAAATAAAACGCAAATACAGCCAACAGATAAAGCCACGGGCTTATTTAAACAAACAGACTGACAAGCCAAATAATCAGCCCGGACAACAGAAACATTTCCGTCCACTGCCGGGCGTGCGTACATTCATGATTGCGTACACATTGAGGCATTTCCTTTTCGCTTTCGTATATAGTAAAAACAAACGCTGTCAGCGTTATTGCAGTAAAGTTAGCCCACAACGTTGCGTGGGCTAATTTGCTGTTGTAAATAATCTTTTTCATTTTAATACATATTTAATGTTTTAGCAATCAGCCTGCATAATCTCTCTTTTCCATAGGCGTTTAAGTGTAATTTATCGTATTCGTACACGTTTAAACTCCACATAGTACAACCAATGGAATGACCGTCAACAAAAGGAATACCCAATCTTTTACATGTATCTTCCATTCTGATTGATATTTCAGCCATATTAAATAAATCGTTCTGCGATTTACTATATGGCGGCGTTATTGGATCGGTTGCATATTGTGCCCTTTCCGGTTGCGAAATAAAACAAACTAAAATTTCCGGCTTAAAAAAGTGTATTGTTTCAACCGTACTTTTCATTGCAGCACACATGTTTTTTTGTGTAAAACTTTTTGGCGCATTATTATTTGCCAATAGTTGATATGGCGACAATCCGAACACTTCATTATATCCGGAACCGTTTTGTATCATTTTTATATACCCGGTTACTTCTTGTGCTTCTGTAAAATCCACAGAAAAAGCAATTTTCCAATCGGGATTATTATATGATCCCCATGCGTTCATGCCCTCGGCAATTCTCTGTATATATATAGAGTTTTTATCTTTTGATATTGTATAACCATCAATTGTTAATGCTACAATTTTATCAATAAGACTTTCGACCGTATCACTACTTGAATATGTAACACTTTGAGCAACTCCCGACAAATTGTTTTTTGTACCGATAGTAATTTTTACGGTTCCGCTTCCAACAAAATTTCCATCCTTAAATACTGAATTATATGCAAGTTCTTCAGATTGTGTTTTTCTGAATATTTGCAACTCATATTTCAAATGTTTATCTGTATTTTCTTCATCATAATATTTACCAAACAAATTTCCTCCGTGACCATAATCATTTGTTCCACCTTCGACGAAACAAATATCACAATTCTTTATTTGATTTATATTTGCTTCATTGTTTACCATGTTTTGTATAAAATTGATAATTGTCTGCCCGTTTTGTCCATTACTTTCATAGGAAGATAATTTTAAATATTCCGCCGAACCTTGTGGAATACCTAAAATAACGTATGAATCCCCAACGTACAATCCTTTCTTTCCTTTATGTGGGAAGTACATACTCATAACATTTAAAATATTACTATCTATGTTAAGTATTAAATCATTTAGTCCATAACTAAATTTTTGATAACCTTCGTTTGTTTCTGAAAGCCATACTTTTATTTTGTCTTTTGACGTAATATTCTGACTCCAAAATTTAACAAAATAAACATTTTCCGGGAATGATTGTCCCGAAGTTAATCCGGTATTTCCGGGTAGTCCGCTTGCTCCTCCGTTTTGATTAAATGTTTCATAATAGCCTTGTCCTCCGAAATAATAAACCTTTCCGGGTTCAACAGGTATTAAATTTGATTTAGTCCATTTCCCCATTCCTTGCGGTTCTTCCCACAATTCCGGATTTACCATATTACCATTTAGTTTTACATACAATGGCAAATTTACTAATGCGTTTTTTTCGTATAATTCCGTTTTTTGCTGTAATTCTTTTACATCTTCAATTATTGAAATATCTTCAATAGTATATATTTCAACATCTTTGTCAAGTGTTCCGTTCTTTATTCTGTTAATTCCAAAATATGCGCTATTCTCCGGGGCTAACAATATAACATCATAATAATCATCTATTGTTTTCGTTGTGTATATTTTTAATGGGGTTTTATCAATATCATAAAAAACAACAGAAACTTTACTTAATGATGTTGTATATAGGTTTTTGAACAAAAACAATCTATTCTTTATCCCTATCATATCTGTATAATCATAACATACACCATAGGGATGTGTATTATATACCCCATTGCTGTTTATAAAATAATTTTTTTTTTGTTTTAGAGCAATATCCCATTTATTTATTAATATTCCTTTCTGAATATCCGAAATATATTCATTTATTTGCGAAATATTAGATATATATTTTATTACATCTTCTACCTTTAAATCTGTTATAATATATCCATATCCTCCGGTTAATAATGCGCCCGACGTACCAAACCCAATTTTAGCATATTTTTCTACTTCTTCCGGCAATATTAAATCAGTATTTATGGTTAATCCTACTGCAACATTCTGTTGTATTATTTTCCATGCCCCTTTTTCATACCCATATAAACTAACATATGAATTTGAGGCAATTTTTAAGTTGACAATATGTAGCGTTAAACCTTTTTTAAAGTTAGTAAATTCTATTTTCTGACTTGTTCCGTCCGCCTCAACTTTTTGTCCTCCAAAAACCGAACCTACGTTTGATTTACCCGCCAATTTTTTATCAACATCATCTTTATCTGAAATTTCGTTCCAATTTGAATCTTTTACCCATTCCAAATCTGTTATTGCCGTTCCAAGGTATTGTTCATTAATCCAACCGTTAATATGGTCTTTGTAGCTTATTTGCATACCGGGTTTTCTCAACTTGGGAATAACTTGTTTCCTCGTTGTGGCAACGTCTGTGTTCCAATCTAAAATCATGCTACCACCTCCGGCTCCTACTTCCAATGTTTGTTTACTCCATGTCCCATTCCATTTTAAAACGCCTAATTGACCAACATCAATTGTTAGATTTGAAAAGTTTACGTATGTTCCCTCTCCTGCCAAATAGAAAACGTTTTGGTCGGGCGTACCCGGATTTGTAGCTGTTGTTGCAACGCCTACAAATTGATAATTATCCCCTAAACTATTAATCATTGTAAGCAATGTATTTTGCAATACTTTCCCGGTAATTGATTGCGTTCCGTTCGTTTTAATAACGTTTGAAACCGCTTGTTTTAGTTGTTCGTAATTTCCCATAATTTAATTTTTAATCGGTTTTGAAATCATTATTATAATCGTCGTTAAAATCTCCTTTGTTTGCTATTATATAGCCACGTCCTATTTTCTTGACAACGGTATTTGTTTTAAATTCAATTTCTACGCTTGCCAAATCTCCCTGCGTTTGCCATTTCGGGGTAATTAAAAACGTGTCGCAATCGTATTCCCTGCCGTATTTGTCCGTTATATGAATGTAATCAGCCATACGGATAAAACGCATAACGTCGCAAAGGAACTCCGGTGCCAATATCGTATATTTAAACGTTTTGACTGATATTTGTTTTTCCGGGAAAAAATACCCGTCCCGTTCTTCTCCGTCCTCTTCAAATTCATAATCCGGTTTTCCCAACTCTGTACAAAGGTACAACGTATTTTTGAAATCCGGGTTTTTATATACTATTTGCCCGGCGTCGAAAACTAAATTTTCCATGTCCCACCATTCAATTTTAAGGTACCCGGAAACATCTTGTACAACGGTAAACATTTCTGAATACCACGTTTGAACCCCGTCGGATAACCTCATATAATAAATTCCGTCAAACTGATTTAACGGCATGGGTAATATTGCCGGGTATAATATTACATCATATCCCAACGACTGAAACCGGACAACTTGCAATCCGGTTTCCCTCATGTCTGTTGTTATATTTGCAATTTGTTTTCCGGTTTTATCATATAGAATAACAGACGTAACAGAATTTGAACGGGTATTTCTTATTATCTGAAACGGCAATAATCTATCAGCCGGTGCGAACAATGGGTATATTTGCCCGTATGCGTAACTTTTACGGTGGTTCTGCTGCTCTATTGACGTGTACCACGGCAATACGCTTATATTGTTATTCTGTATCATATTTCAACGTTGCTTTAATGTTTCGACTACACAAATTTACTGAAAGTTTATCAACTTGTCCGTTACCGATATATGTTTTAACTAGCTGCATCGGGTTTGGGTCTGTGGTTCCTGCCGGGAAATTCAATGTTTGTTTCTTTTTACGTTCCAATCCTCCCATAGCATAATATGGGGAATTATTTATTTTGAAATTCCGTGCGGGCATATCATAAACCCAATATGTCGGTTGTATATTGATAAACGCTAAATATCCATTTTGCAAAAAATATTCTACGCCATCAACGGTTTGTCTTGTGAAAGACAATTCCAATTGTCCGCCGCCGGACGGCGTAACTGCTGCAAACAATGCGAATCCATCGGAACTAATTGCACCGGGGTTTAACAACATCAAATCTATGTCAGACGTAAAATTTGATATGTTAATTTCTTCAATTTTCCCGGCTGTTACATATTTTGACGTAATTTCTATTGGCAACCCCTCAAATGGTGTTGTTACATCATCCATCCACTCAAATTGATAACGTTCCGGCATTTCTACTTTGTCAAATGAATATTCAGACGTTGCAAAAGCTAATTTTTTGCCGTTCCTAACGTTTTCTAATTGTGTTAAATCATAATCAATAATCGGGTTATATCCATACGAACCGCCATTTCTAAACCAACTTACCTGTTCAATTTTAAATTTTCCGTCCTCAATATACCAATAACATTTGTAAATATCCCGTAACATCGTCATAATCTGTTGTAATGTAATCGGGGCTTTTTGCGCCGGGGTTTTATATTCGCCATTAATGATATTACTTTTCTGACTTATTAGCAACTTAAATGACTGCCCGGAAATAGGATTGTTTGTGTTATAAAGAAATTGGCTGTATTCCGGCGTCGCTTCATGCGTTATTCCGGGCGCAAATTCTTTTAATAGCACATTGATACATGACGACAATGTAAACGCATCACGCAAAGTATATGCTTTTCGGGCTTTTTCCTCTAATATCCAATCCATCAGATAAAACCCAAACCATAACGACGCATAACGCCACGTTGACCGGGCGATTGGATAAAACGTTTGTCCATATATGGAATAAGGCGGCTCAAAATACTTTCCACTGTCGGCTAATCCCCACTCGGTCGGCGTATCTGAAAAATTATTAGATATAAATGCCACGTCGATTGCGTAACCAATTGCCCGGCGGTAATTTCTATTATTATCTACAATATCATCGGACGACAACGGGTATGTATCTAAATCGTCTATTTTATCAACATCAACCAAATATCGGGCGTATATATTATAACTTTTCATATCGGCGTGCATCGTACCCCTTGCTCCGGAACCCTCAACGGCGGTTAAATCAAATTCCAACGTATCAAAAGGTTCTTGCGTTGTCTTTGTATACCGGAACATTGCCACATCATCAGAACGGCGGCGTATCTCAACACCTGCTAGCCCAATAGGTAGCCCACCCGCAACTCGTTTTTGTGCAATATGGATATAATAATTTACATTTAATTCCGGGTATAAATCTCCCATAAATTCATCAGGACTTACACCCGTCGACATCCGCCCACTATAAAGCCCGGATATTACCGCCGGGGAACCTTGCGACGTAATTTTTATTTCTTTCAAAATATTACATAGTGCAAAATGATAGGTTTCTATTAATGCGTTTTGGTCAGTCGTGGCGTTTGCGTCTTGTTCCCAATTCGTGCCGCCCAAAAAGCACGAAACAAGACTATCTCCGGGAACGTATATTTGTATCAATGGGCGTTTTCTTATTGTAAGAAATTCGATTTGTGGGGCTAACTCAATTAAATTGTATTCCTTTTCCAATCCTGCCAAAACGTCGTTGTATTGGTCTATTGTTTCCGGCTGTACCGTAACCAATTTATCATCATCATTAAACGTACAATCCGTTTTCATAAACTTTGCTTTATAGTATTGATTGTATGTTTGTCCCCAATCATCGCTTTTTTCGATATATAGGAAAAATTCAGAATCAAACGGGGCGTCATTGATAATATCGTAATCAGCACGGACAAAGTTTATTTTACCGGACAATTTAGCCCGGTAAAACCTTTGATTTGTTTCCAACTCATAATCCAACGTTAAATCATCCTTATAATTGGGGCGGACGGTTTGTTTGGTTCCGTCCTCCCCTATCTGTAAAAAGAATCTATATTTTGGTGTCATAGTCTTTTTATTTTACGTTTCAAATTCTTGTAACTTTCAATCGTATTTCCGTCGCCATCCACGTAAACCCGTCGTCGGTTCTGTTCCTTAATTTCCCTTACATCATCCGACAAATTGCGTAAATCCGGGCTTTGTCCGGTAACGTTTAACGTCAAACCGTCGCCGTCTGAATAGGATTTTAAATACTTGTGTGCAAATGTACCATTGTTTAGCGAATTGATAACGTCCGGTATTATCTTTCTGAAACGGCGTGAACTTCGTTTATTTATCACGGCGAAAAATTCGCCTCCCTCGGCACGTCGGCGGGTTCCGTCCGGTTTTGTACCTAAATCAATATCATTTCCGCTTTGGTGCGAACCACCCTCCAAAAGTTCAACGGTACCGTCGCCGTATGTTTCTGTTCCTCCGGTTCCTCCGGTCTGTTTTGCCAATTGCGCCGCCTTGATTTTAGACGCTGCAAAACTCGCCCACATTACGGCAGTTGCAGGTATTGCAAACGGGAAACCTAATTGCGACCATATCAACGCCGTTGCTGTTACCATGTTTCCGATTTGCTGCAATGTTTGTATTGCTGCCTGCTGTTTTTGCGCTTTCTGTTGTTCTTTCAACGCCTTTTCTTGGTTTTTCTTTGCCAAATCCAACTCCTTTTGCGCTTGTACAACATTATTGGCGTACCCGTTTGCCCTTGCTTCCAATTCTGCATCCAACGCCGATTGTGCGGCGGAAACCTCTTTATCCGCTTGCTCAACGGCTGCATCTGCTGCGGCAACACGTGCCGCCGTGAATGTATTTAACGCATCCAATGCGTATTGCATAGACGTATTAATTGCCTCTTTTTGGTTGTCGTCCAAATTAAGCCCAAACAAACCGTAAATGTCTGTTCCTCGTTCCTCCCCTTTGGATTGCTCAATTTCTTGGTCTATTTTTTTAATAGTGTTTTGAATTGTTTGTACCTCAACATCAGACAATTTATTGGCGGCTTGCTGATTTAATTCTAAAACCTTTTGCAAACGTTCCTTTTCTGCTTGCAAACGGAATTGAGTTTTCCGGGCTTCTGAATTTCTCAACAAATCAAACTCCGATTGTGCCAACGCTTGTTGTTGGTCGAATATCTGTAATTGCGCTTGCAAATATTCGTCCGCAATTCCGGCTCCCTTTGCGTCAAAACTTGCATTAATCGCCGCGGCGTCCTGCTGTTGCCCGGTCGGTTTCTGTTGGTTCTGTAATAATGCGGTTTGTCTTTCGTTTTCCAACAACTGCATCCGCAATTGTTTTTCCTGCTCGCTTCCCTCTTTGACTGCTTGCAAACGTAATTCAATGCTTTCTTTCTGTAACGCTAATTCCTGCAATTGTCGGTCTTGTTCGATTTTCAATAACGCCTCGGTTTGTTGCTGTTCCAACGCCGTAATTGTGGCGTTTATCGCTTGACGTCCGGTTTCGTTCAAATCCTTTTCGGTCTGCAATTGGTGTTGTAAATCCTCAATTTGGCGGGAATACTGATATTGCGTTTGTTGGCGACGCTTTGCCCATTCGTCGGTTTCCAACTGCAATTGTGCATCCTGCAATTTTCGGGTTGCTTCCAAATTCTTTTTATATGCCGCTTCAATTTGCTTTGCTTGTTGTTCTGCTGCCTTTTCCGCATCGCTTTTACCCCTTGGCGTTACGGTTGGGTTCTGTGTCGTTACGGGCTTATTGTCTGTTTGTGGCGTCGGGGTATCTCCAACAGAAACCGGGATTGTTAACGGTTTTATTTTCTTTTGCATACCATCCAAACCCTCTTGGAAATTTTCTGTTATGTCTTTAACTTGGGCTTTAACCAAATTTCCGTACGCTGCTGCATAATCTGCCAATCCTTTTTTTACTTCGTCAAAATCTAACGTAAACGCCCCCTTTAATGCGGTTCCGGTTGCTTTGACTATATCAATAAAGAATCCAAACAAATTTCCCAACGTATCAAATGTTGTTTTGAATCCGGCAACAATCCCATTCCAAATTGCACGTATCAAAACACTTTCATTGTATAACTCAATCAAGTAATTGACAACATCAATAACCCCTTTTATTATCGCCGTCAATCCTTGGTTAACAAAAACTTTTGCCTGCGTTGTCAACGTTTCAAAATTCCCTCCGGTTGCGTCAAACAACCCGGATAATGCGTTTTGCAACTCAATTTGGCTTTGCAATTGTTCCTCCTGCAATTGCGCCAAAACTCCGGCTTTCCCTTTTACTTCATCCATGTTTGTTGAAATATCTTTCAACGTGCGCAAATACTGCAATCCGGCGTCCTCTCCGGGTCCCCCGAATATATCTGCAATTGCAGCCCCGACCGTTGCCGCATTATCCGGCAATTCTGCCAATTTTGCGGAAACGTCTTGTATAACATCGAACGTTGTTTTGGTTCCGGTCTGCAAATCTTTTTGAACTTGTTCCGACGAAATACCGATACCGTCCAAAGCCGCCGCCGTCGCCGTCGTCATTTCACGCAAACGCAAATTTGCCTCCTTAATTGCGTCAACGCCTTTGTCTGAAAAGATACCCATTTTGTTTGTTTGGGTAACAATTGCAACAAATTGGTCTGCTGATATTCCCGCCTCTTTGAAATATGCCGGGTATTCTTTCAACGTGTCTAAAAATTCCCCGTTCGCATCGCCTCCGGCTAAAAACCCATCCTTAACCAATTGCAATGCCTCATTTGCAGAAATACCAAATTGTTTTGATAATGCGTTTGTTGCAATCAATGTTTCCCGGAAATCTGCGTTGAATGAATCGGCGACGGCTTGCACCTCATTTCTAAACGCTTTCAAATCATCGCCACTTTTCCCGGTAAATTGTTTCGTCAATCTCGTTGCCTCAACTAACCCGGCGTTATAATCGTACCACCATTTAAACGCCGCACCCGCCGCCGCAATTCCGGCAATCGCCAAAAATACCGGGTTTGAAAGTAATCCCAACAAAGTTTTTCCCAATGCTTTTGCCCCGTCGCCAATAGCTGTAAAAACGGCTTTACTTTCAGCCCCGCCACGTCCTAACGCCAAAAGACTTTCGCCAAATGCGCTATTTAAACCTAACGTTTCTTTTAATTTGTCGCCATACGCAATAATTGCGTCGGATGCCTCCGTATAATTTCCGACGTTCAATTGAAATTTCCCGGTTGCTTCCTGCAAACGTTTCATTTCTTCGTATATTCCTTTGGTTTGTGCAACCAATTTTCGCCCCTCCTCGGTGTTTTCCCGTTCGGCTTTAGTCATGTTGTTTAAATAAATCTTATTCAATGAATATTGCGCCGATAAACGGTTATAACTACCCTCGGCGGATTGATTTATTTTGATAATCAATTTATTTATTTGGTTTGCTTCCTGCTTTGCCAAATTCAACTCCGCTAATTTTTTGGCGGCGTCGCTTTCAGCAAACGCCAATTCTTTTTGCGCACGTGCCAAACGGTCGGCGTCGTCGGCGGCTTTCTTTGTCTTTTTCCGCCCGTCCTCCGTGGCTCCGGAAACCTTTTGCAATGTAGCCGCCAATTGAATCGCCTCGGCTTTGATACTTGCCAATGCGTCCGTATATGTGTCTTTTAACTCGGTCAATTGTTTTATCAGTTCCTCAATTGAATTATCCGGGCTGATTAAATCTTTATACTTTATCGGATTATTATCTGCCATAGCAACTATTATTTAAAGTTATTTTCGGGAAATTTCCCCGTATTTCGATTTTCTTTTCTCAAACGTATATTTTATTATCTGCCGGGAAATAACGCCGGAAATCGCTTTATTTTACGTTTTTCTGTTTTTGGGCTTTTCTCGCTTGTTCTTTTACATACTCAAATGCGTTGTAATATTCCAATACGGTAAATCTTTTCGGGTCAACGTGCAAATTCTGCGACAATATCAAACACATATTTTCAAATTGTTTGTCGTATCGTATTTCTACGCTGTCGGCTCCCGAAAATGATTGCGGATTGAAATACGTTATCAACTCTGCTGTAATTTCGTCAATTCTTTTTGCATCCGTTTCGGTTGCTTCCCCGGCTATGATTGTGCGCAATAAAATAACCGTTCTTTCTTTCAGTTGGTCGAAATACTCTTTTAATGCTGCATCATCAAATATCCGGGGAAAATACAACCGCAATTCTTCATCTATTTTTTTTTTAACCGCTTCCAAATGGGCGGTTAATTCTGCGTTCGGAACATCGGCGAACAAATCAACTATCTTTTGCAATCCGTCGTCTGATAAATCATTGCACGGGTTCCCGTCAATGCTCTTTACTAAAACCGCAAAAGATAAATACCGGGGCGAAATCTCGGATTGTATGAAATACACATTTTGGCGCATATTCTCTAACTCAACCGTCGCCAACTGCGGGGTTTTGCTGTGTGCATATCTTATCGTCTTTTCAATATGTTTATCGAAATCCGCCAAATCTGAACCAATCCCGGCGTCAACTAACAACATTTTGTTGTACTTATGAAATCGAATAATCGGCAAATCCTCTATTGCATCGTACAACTCAACTTTCTTTCCATTAATATCAACGGTTCTCATAGCAATTTACGTGTTATCATTGTACTACAAAAGGGAACGCCCAATAATACGGGGTTCCCGGTCATAATCAGCATAAGAACGGACAAAATAACGCCCGCCCACCACGACAAACAGAAATCGCAACTAAACATCTTTGCAAAGAAATCGTTCCCGTGAACTTGTACCCATTCAATAACGCCCCATTTGCGCAATAATGTAAGCACAAAAGCCGCCAACATTGCGACCAATATAACGTAAAAAATAAATTCTTTCATAATCTTACAATTTACATGATTCTCCAATACTTAATTCTCCATAGAACCGGAACCCGCCGTACGGGTGCATTAAAAATTGGTTGTCTATTTCGTCCAAAGAAAAACCCCGGTAAATATTTTCCGCCAACTCATAAACCTTTGTTATTTTCAAACGCCCATGTTTCAGCCAAAAGCCTCCGTTCAACACGTCCAATATTTGCCGCTTAACTGCTTCTTTGTTCCGGTCGCTCGCATCGTTGAATATCTTCCGGAAATCAAACCAAAAGATAAGGGAAAACGAGGTTTTTAGCCCTATTAAAACGCCGGATTCCCAACTAACGTCCTGCGGGTCGTCAATCCAAAAAAACGAAAAATTCCCAATATTTGCATCCGGGGTTACTTCTATATAATCGTTTCGCCCTACATAAACGCACGGGGTAAAATAACGTTTCCGGTTCCCGTCATATTTAACAAGTCTTTCAGCCCGTCCAAATGCTTTGTCCAACCACGGTAAATTATCAACCAATCCGGTTTGTATATTTCCAATAATACGGTCTAATAATTCCGGGTTCGCAATTACCTGGGCTTTGTTATTCGCTGCCATATATCGTTTTTTTTGCCTCTGTTATTAAATCCGGGAAAATATAATGCCATATAAGGATTTTAATATTTTCGTCCGTTAAACCTAAAATTTGGCGTCCATACTTTTTTATTAATTCCTCGGCTTTCCAATCCGCCGCCTTAATTTCAAATTGTTTGTCGCCAACTTCCAAATAAAAGCTACTTTGAAAATCGCCCTCATCCCTTAACGTTACCCGGTTTGTAGGCTGTCCCTTTGCCTCTTTGATTGCAATTGTTACCGGGCTATACGGGGCGTAATCCATGATTGAAACGCCCAAACGGTTAACGCCTTGTTCAAACAATTGTTCCTCGGCGTTCATATCTATTATATACGCCTCGTTGTCCCATATTATTTTTTGCACTAACCGCCCGGACGTTAATTCATCGTTGAACTTAACGACCCGTTTTAATAAGTCGTCAATTTTTCCCATTTACAATTATTCTTTAAAATTATATACAACTTTCATTTGAAATTATATATTAAACAGTTCTGTACCTAACGCCATGATTGTTACAACTCAAACAAATGCGGTCTAATCCTTGCGTATCTAACCGCAAAGCCTCATACGCTTTTTTAAGGTCATAACCCAACCCGCCGGGACGAACCCCGGACGTATTGCCGTCCAACTCATACAGAATATCGGTGCGGCTTGCATTTGACTGATTGCGGTTAACCCTAACGTTGGGATTCATTGCTAACGTTCGCAAACCTATTGCCGCAACCTGCCTTTGAATAACGGTTTGGAACATCTGCCGTTGCGAAATAATAAAGTCGGTCAAATCGCAACCAACCGTTATTTCGCAATTTAGCCCGTAATTGTGGGTATTTGTGTACATAGTATAAGCCACGTCCCATAATTCCGGGTATTGCTCGAATGTTTCCGGGGCGTCAACCTTAAATGGGGAAACCTGCAAATACTTTGTCATTTCTCGCCATGTTTCGACGGAACCAATGTTGCACGTTCCGCACGGCTCCCGGCTCCAATCCTTAGATACGTTTATTGCTTCCATCCCGGCGGGTAATTCGTCTTGATTATAGCAAAGGAACCATGAACCCCCGGCGTTGTTTGCGTCGCTGATATACGGCAAATAACAATCGGTCAACGGAAACCATTGAAAGCCGCCATTTGTAACGGTAAAATCCAAATCGAATGTTTTTACCGGGTCAATCTGCGACGAATGAAATAAATACATTCTTACCTTTCCGGTCGCTCCGGTCATTTGTAGCCCGATTTTCTCAATTTTGGTTGTTACCCCCATACTACGAACCGGAACAATTTCAAATCCTACTAATTTATGGGTATTTTGAATTGTAGCCCGGATTCTGCCGGAACCATCAAAAAACGTTTTTCTTTCTAATAAATTGCGGGTTTCCTTTTCCAACTGCTTAATCTGTGTAAACGTCTGAACAACGGTTGCAATTCCGTTTAATGTCAGTCTTTCCAAAAAGTCAGAAAAAATGTTGTATGGTCGCCAATACGGGTTTCCGTAATCGTCCCGGCTAAAATCTCCGTTAAAATCGCTCGCCGTCGGTTCCTGCCCGGTATTATCTATTTTTGCAATCCAAAATATATTGTTATGCTTTACCTTTTGCCCGGCTTTATACGGCAAAATCAAATTCCATTCCGGATATTGTAGCCCCCAATTGTCCGGCATTATTGCCTGCATATTATCCAACGTCAAAAGCGGGTGCGCACCTTGAAAGTGCAACCCGCTTTCGGTCTGTGTCAAATGTTCATCAATGAATGTTTTCGGGTTGTATGATTGTTCCCAACCTACGACGTTCAATAATGCTGCTTGTATGTCTTTTATTCGATACATTATGCAAATAAAAAAAGGGACGGGGGAAAACCCCGCCCCCGGTTATACAATCCTTTTACCTTATGTTATGCGCCGGGAAATGCTGCGGCGTTAGTAACATATACGGGCAGACCCAACGGTTCGTTCTGCTCACGTGCTGCAATCTGTGCTTTGATAATTGGATTTGCAATTGTACTTGAGTCGCTATTATAAGCCACCAAAAAAGCAACGTCAACGCTAAATCCGAAATACTCCTTAACGGCACACGTCAAATCCTCTGTTGCTGCTCCTACGGTTCCGCTTTGGTCGCCTACGGATGTATAATAATGCGAACCAACGGGCAAATCAATCATCGGCAAACGTACAACGTCCCATTCGTGGAAATTG